TGCTTTATGTCAGAGTCAGCAGGTAGCACTGTGCTTAGTGATGCAGGGATTCAAACAAGTGTAACAAGTAGTGCCATTCTTAGAGGTGTAGTTTTAGCACCTTCCGGTGTAGTTCTGAGCCTAAGTGGTAACATCGGCGGAACTAATACAGCTCCTTCTGCAGCAGCAAACTCATCAACTGTCAAAGGATTTACAACAGGATCAGTTTCACTACTTGGTGGTGGAAGCACATTTGTTATGTTTATGAATGGCTACAAGGCAACTGATGCTAGCCCTTCTTATATAACAGCTTCTTTTGATATGTATGCACCTGACTATTTCGCAAATGTTTTAAACACAGACCCGCTTAAAACCGAAGAAAAAGGTCACTTGCTATACGGATACTACGACATTCATCCTACACTTGCAGTTGTTACAGGTGCCGGAGTTATTAAAGCAGGTGCTTATCAAAACAACGAAGAACCTGTTGCCTTTATTCTTTCATCATCCGTAGGAAGAATTGGCAGAGGTGAATCGGTTGGCGCAGGAAACGATGATGTTCCTGTTTATGAATCTTTCGAAGATAGATTTAGCAATGCTGTTTCTCCTTTTGTTATCTCTCAAAAGTTTGGTGCATCACCTTACAATTTATTTAAGATAGAGACATTATCAGACGGAAGTGGAATTACAAACAAGTTTAAATTCTCAATTGAAAATATTGTTAAATCAAATTCTTCTACAGATAAATTCGGAACTTTTGACATTGTCTTAAGAGATTTTTATGATTCTGATGATGCAAAAGTCGTTTTAGAAAGCTTTAGAGGACTTTCACTTGATCCAAGTTCTGCGCGATTCGTAGGCAGAGTTATTGGAGATAAGAAAGTATTTTTTGACTTTGACAGTGATGTTGAGTCTCAAAAGATTGTAGTTGAAGGATCTCATGATGTAAGATCAAGATATATCAGAGTTATACTTTCTGATGATCTTAAAAACAAAGAAGTACCAGATGAAGCTCTTCCTATGGGTTTCAGAGGCCCGAACCACCTTTTGACATCAGGATCTTTACTCGCAGGACCCGGTGCAAACAGCGCTGTCTTAAATGTTGCAGATGCGCATAACAGAGTTGTAGAACCTGCAGTACCTTTTAGATTGTCAATCGCGCAAGGTACAGGTGCAAGCAAGAGAGAAGATGTTGAACTTTACTGGGGCGTTCAAACAAATATTAGAAAGTCTGTTCAAAATCCTAACTTGATATCAGAGTTTGATAATACATTCTTAACTTATGTCAAGCATTTCCCCACGCACAGATTAGATGCATTTAACTTCTCAGAAGGAGACAATGCAGGCGTCGCTGATGCAAATGGAACAGTTAGAGATTCTGATAGATTCAATAACAATAAATTTACTCTTGAAAATATTCAAGTTCGCACAGGATCATCTGGCTTAGCAGACAGCGATCAGTGGTTAAGTGCTTCTTATGTTAGAAACGGATCGATATCAGTTGATAACGCAGCAAAAACAAGAAGACTTACAGTAGATGATTTAAGTGTTGTGTCTAACAGAAAATTCTTAAAATTCACCGTTCCTTTGCAAGGTGGTTTTGACGGTGTCAATATCTTTAACAAAGATCAGAGAGATCTCACAAACAACTCTGCAAAGAGAGAAATTGATGATGAAGCTAATCAAGGCGGTACTTCAGGCCCAACAATAAGTGCTTTTAGAAAAGCAATCGATATTATGGGTTCTACCTCAGATGTTGACATACAGCTCCTAACTATTCCAGGTATGAGACATGAATCCATCACCGACTATGCGATTTCAACAGTCGAAAATAGATTTGATGCGATGTTAATCATGGACGTAGAAGAAAGAGATCAGTTCAATACTGTAGTTACTTCTTCAGTTCAATCACCACATGTTTCTAACACTGTTACAGGATTTAAGAATAGAGTTCTTGATACTTCGTTTGCAGCTGCATACTTCCCAGATGTAACTATTCAAGATCCTGATACTGGTGGATTAATTTCTGTTCCACCTTCGGTCGTTACAATTGGAGCTTACTCACTAAACGATAAAGTAGGACACCCTTGGTTTGCTCCTGCAGGATTTACAAGAGGATCACTAACTACTGTCACCACAGCAAATGTTCTTCTAAACAGAACAAATCTTGATGATCTTTACGATGCAGATATTAACCCTCTTGCAAAATTTCCAGGCAAGCCTCTTTCAGTTTGGGGACAAAAAACATTGCTAGCAAATTCATCTGCGCTTGATAGAGTCAATGTTAGACGTCTACTAATTGATGTCAGAAGAAAAGTCAGAAATATTGCAAATACTCTGCTCTTCGAGCCTAACAGATCAGAAACATTACAGAGATTTTCAAACCTTGTCAATCCTATCTTGCAGTCAGTGCAAGATGCTCAAGGTGTTGATAGATTTAAGGTGATTATTGACACAACTACTACAACTCAAGCAGATGTTGAAAACAACACCATTCGCGGCAAGATCTTCTTGCAGCCTACAAGATCTGTTGAGTTTGTTGCTCTTGACTTTGTTGTAACAAACGCAGGAACAACCTTATAGAGAGTAATACTTAATACAAATAGGAGATTTTAAATGGCAGAGACATTATCAGTCACGGACATGCTTCCCAATAAGTTTGAGCCTAAGAGAAATTATCGCTGGGTTCTTGCAATTGAAGGAATTGATGCATTTTTGGTGACCTCAACTAAGCGACCCGATATTAACATTGGATCAACAAAAATCGATTTTATCAACAGCTATAGAAATGTTGCTGGTAAGCTTGAATTTGGTGACATCAGTGTTACACTTCATGATCCTATTGCGCCTTCTGGAGCTCAGCAAGTAATGGAATGGATTAGAACACACTATGAAAGCGTCTCAGGTAGAGCAGGCTATGCTGATTTTTACAAGAGAGATTGCCAGCTAAAGATGCTTGATCCTATTGGCACTGTCATAGAGCTTTGGGATATTAAAGGCGCACTTTTAACAAGTATAAACTTTGGTGGATTAGATTACAGTGGTGATGATATTGCGAAGATTGAAATCACAATGAAAGTTGATAACTGCGTTCTCCAGTTCTGATCTCAAGACGTTTTACTCTCTTTTAAAGCAACTGTATAGTTAATGCAGTTGCTTTTTTATTGGAGAAAAAATGTCATCAAAAGAGTTAAGTTCAAGTACACCAGAAATTATGCGTCAAAATGTGATGAAAGATGAATTTGGCTGGGAGGTGCCTGTTGAGTCAATTCCACTTCCTACAAAAGGCGTCATTTATCACCCTGATAGCACACTTTTCAATAGAGAAGTTCTTCAAATCAAATCAATGACTGCAAGAGAAGAAGACATTTTGGCATCACCTGCTTTTCACAAAGAAGGAACTTCACTCACCCATCTTATTCAGTCTTGTTTAATTGACAAATCAATCAACAGTGACGAAATGATCACCGGCGACAGAATGGCACTAATGGTTGGCATTAGAGTCACAGGATACGGTCCTGAATATAACGCTTCTGCAAATTGCAAATCTTGTAATCGCTTAAATGAATTTGTTGTTGATCTTTCAAAGCTAGGAATCAAAAGACTTAAAATTAATCCTTTGAGATCTGGAGAAAATAAATTTGAATTTGTTCTTCCTGTAACTAAGAAAAAAATTGTCTTTAAGTATGCAACTGAAAGAGACAACAGAGAAAGAAATACTGCTTTAAAAAACATGCAAAAAGCTTTGGGCAATTCTATCTCAAATAGTATTACTTCTTTCTTAGAGAACTCTATTGTTTCTGTTGATGGAATTACCGATCGATCAAAAATTAGACACTTTGTTTTAAACATGCCTGCTTTTGACTCAAAGTCATTAAGAACTTTTATTATTGATAATGAGCCAGGTATGGATATGACTTGTAGTTTTGATTGTACTAGCTGTGGTCATAGGAATGAATCAATTCTGCCTATGACAACCGAGTTTTTTTGGCCCAGTAAATAACTGGAGAGAAGCATTCCTAGAGGAATGCTTTCTTCTTCAGATGCATCTGGGTATGTCTTACACAGAATTGCAGAGGCTTCCAGTACGGTATCGACACTGGTATGTCAAAAGACTGTCTAAACATTTTGAACAAAAGAAAGATACAGCCAATAAATCAAGTAATGATCAAAATGCTCCTTTAACAAAGATAGAAGATTTTTTCAAGAAAAAGTTAGAATAGAATAATTATCTTCAGGAGATTAATCATGGCTTTAGACCAAAACGATTTGGCAAGTCTTTCGACTGCAATTCAAAATGCAATAACACAAGGATTTTCAAATGCATTTCCTCCCAAGAAGAACACGCCAGCGCCGCCGTCTGATCCGGCGCTCATCGGCACGCCACCGCCTGATCCTAACCCATCCCCTAGCCCAAATCTTCCTGACACTAAAACAGCATCAGTTGATGTAAGTAGAACTTTAACTGATAGAGCTGTTAGTGCATTTACTGCAACAATGTCAGCAGGCAAGGCTGGTATAGAAAGTTTAATAGAAATTCAAAAAACAGCATCAGTTCAAAACTATAGAGACTTAGTTAGAAACTTCAGCGGAGAAATTAAAAAAATAACTTCTGAAGAATTTTTAGAAAGAGATTTTTCTAAAATTATCAATGAAGGTGACAAAACTGTTATTGAATCTTATAGAAATTTACAAGAACAGGCAGATCAATTTTTTGAATACGAAGGTCTCGAGTTTGAAAAAATAGTTGAGCTAAAGTCAGAATTACTACAAAATTTTGGCGAATCAAGCTTAAATTTATTTAATCAGAATACTAAAGAATTA